TACAATAGGATTATTCAAAGCGCTCAATATAGTTAATGTGGCATCCGATACATGTTTGTTAGTTTGTAACTGAGAATACTTTCCATCTTTTTCGAATCCGTCTGGGTCAGCAATAGTCACAAACCAATCAAACATGTTTTTCCATGATGCTAGTTCTTCATCCACAACAAAATCAATGTCAAACGGATCATATTTTAATTTAGTTCCTGGATAGTATATGTCGAGAAAAGGTGTAGATCGTACAACTTCATCCAACTCAACGCCTGGAACATTAACTGTTTGACAAAAATATTCTATTGCTGGTAAACGATCAAACACCAACAAGAATTTTGTAGGTTGTAATAGATTGGTATTCTGTGGATTTCTGTTTAATACAGTCATCAAAATCTCCTTTATCTATTATTTAGGAGCCATAAAAAAAGAGACCCGAAGGTCTCTTTTAACTAACATATAGATTTAAACCAGCGTTTAACGCCAGATATTACTTTCCCAACAGGTTATCAACCTTTGCCTCAGCAACATCTAAACGAGCTTCAATAGCATCTAGTGTTGAATCCGCTGGAGTAACAATGGCTTCAACAATATCTTCATGTACACTAGAAGAAACTTCTTCACCGGTAGCTGCAGAAATAATATCAGCAATTGCGGCTGCCACAATTGGTGCTACTTCTGGTTCTGGAGCTGGCATTTCAGCAACTGCATCAGTAATTGCTTTTGTAATTGCCACAGAATCTGTTACAACTTCTGGTTCTGCTGTAACAACTGCCATAACTGCAGCTGCAATGATATCAGCAATTTCTGGATTGGCAACCGCATCAGATTCAGTTTGTGCTACCAATACATCTGTTACAATAGCTGCCGCTTGTGGAACATCAATGCTTGGTGAAAATGATAAAACGGTTTCAACTGATACTGGTGTCTTATCAGCTGGTGCAAAAATAATATTTTCAATGTGTTCTTGTGTTTTTTCAGCAATCAAATGGTCAACTTGAACTTCAACAACGGACAATCTTGCGTCCAATTCTTCAATGCTTGTGGCATTGATTGTGTCAACTGATGTACCAGTTAGTGATGCTAACTTGGCTTCAACAGCAACTAATCTTACAGCTAAGTCTTCTAATCTCATTCGGTTACTCCTTAAAGTTTAAAAAATGTAGGATATCCTACCAAAATATTTAGGGTAACTACTAATTGAAACAAATCTGACACAAAAAAAGGAGAACCGAAGTTCTCCTTTTGAAATACCACTCTTGACGGTGGCTTTTTCTGTGATTGATATCACATTAGGTTTTTAACACCGAATAAACGATAGTAAGCATTTGTTCTTTCGTTCAATGCACCAGCACCACGGGTCAACTGTTGTGCGAATGGGTTTGCAACCATTCCGTAACGAGTCTTGAATCCAATCTTTGGTTGGAATGTGAACTGGTCAACTGCACGAACCATTTGCAACGGTACATATGGGCAATAGAACAAACCAGCATCATAAGGAGAAGAACCCTTATAACCGATTGTTACCAATTCTTGATTAGATGTGTAACCACCATAATACGGATCAATATAAACCTTGATACGACCATGCAACAAACCAGCGAATGTATTACCTGTATCATCAACTTGCAAGTCAGCAGACAAAGCAGGTGTATATGACAACACACCAGCCATAGCCATTGCTGAAGCAACGTCAGAAGAAACGATCAACACATTACCTTTACCCCTACGAGTCTCTTTGGCAATCACGTTAGCGTCACGTTCGATTTGGAAAATCAAACCTTTGAAACGCTCAACTGACCAACGACCGTTAGAGTCTGTGTCTAAGTCAAAGTAACCTTGAGTTGTTGTACCATACAAAGCACCTTTTTTAGCGGATGTGTAGATTGTACGAATAACTTCACGGTTAATCTCAGCAAGAATCTCTGTAGAAAGAATGTTTGACAATTCTGTCTCAGCATCCAAACCATGGATTGCCTTCAAGTCTTGAGCGAGTTCAAGTGAGTACTCAGCTTTCAATGCTCTTGATTGTGCAGTAACAGTAACTTTCTCGATAGAGAAGGCCATCTGTTGGAAAGCACCACCAGGAGAAGTCTCAGAACCCATAAACTCAGCATTAGCAGTTGGCATTGCGATACCGGTTGTAGTTGCCAATGTTGCTGGATTTTGGAATGTGCTTAGTGTATCTTTAGTGGTGTCACCTTGGAAACCGTATGGGTTGTTCAAAGATGATGTACCAGAGAATACTGTGTTTGCTTCGTTGTAGAATGCTTCGTCACCAGCGCCTGAACCAGCTTTGTCGCCTTGTGTATTATACAAAGCACGCATTGCGAAGATAAGACCTGTAGGACCTGTCATTGGCTGAACGCCAGCAACATCATAAGCAATCAAGTTAGGCAATGAACGGCGAACCAAGCTGATTAAGATTGGGTCGAAATTATTGATACCACCTGTTGTATTTGAAGGACCTGCATCAGACAAAGTTTCGTTCAAACTTTGACGGTCAGCTTTCATAGCCTGTACTTGGTTCTCAAGTACTAATGCTGTAACAGCTTTCTTATATGGATCCTTGATAGGTGTCAAGTCTTCGTGATTTAACACGGAAGACCATTTTTGTTGTAGTTCTTCTGTCATGAACATTTTAGATAACTCCTGTTATTATTGTTGTGGTAAGTAATATTTAGTAAATTACTTATTCACGGATTTTGAAATTGCTTTTGCAAACATATCAATGTCTGGATCGTTTGATTTTGAAACTTTCTTTTCATCTTCAATAACGACTTCTTCATTGAGTGCAGAACTGCCACTTGTATTTACTGGAGACTTAAAGTATGATTCTTTAATTGTTTCCAATTTACCAGTGAACTCATCCAAATTAGTGAACTCAACACCCTCTGCGAGTGACTTTAGTTTTTCCACTTGGGTCTGCGTTGTTAGGCCTTCACATGCTGTATGTACTGCCTCGATTTTTAATTGTTCGTTTAGAGCTTTAGTTAACTCAACTGAAGTATTGATTTGTTCATTCAATTCTTCTGTCAACTCATCAACTCTAGTTGTCAACTCTTCTACGACATCTACTTTGTCTTCTGGAATGTTGATATAGTGTTCTTTGAATAGGTTATGTAAACCACCAATGAAGTCTTCAACAACCTGTGCCTTCAAGCCAGATGTGATTGCCACTTCATTGTCTTGTACCCACTCTTCTACCATGTAGTTCAAGTAGTCATCAAGCTTGGATGCCAAATCTTCTTTAACTTGTTCGATGGTTTCAGCAAATTGTTCTTCCAACTCTTCTTCAGCGGCAAGAATAACTTCTTCAGCACGAGCGATAACGGCAGCTTCAAAGATTGTAGTTGCTTTAGAAACAAATTCTTCGGAAAGATTTTCTCCGCCCAACAGAGCGTCCATGTCTTCTTTCATCTTTTCTTTCATCTTCTCTTTAGCAATTTCTTTCTTCATCATTTTTTTGTCTTGAGCTGCGTCTTCATGACCTTCTTCAGCAACCAACTCACCATCTTCATCTTCTGTTTCTTCACCGTAAGATTGGAATGTAGCACCTGGATTCATTGACATTGTTTGCTTTGGCATTTTACCAGCAATACGGTCACGAATGGCATCGTAAGAAGTTGCATCTTTTTGGTCACCGAATCTCAAGTCTGAACGACCCATAGTTTCTTGTGGTTGACCTTTTAGTGTTGTTGCACCAACGCCATCTTTTTGTGCGCCAACAGGTGGTGTTGCACCTGGAGGAGTGGCAGATGGTGTGCCTTTTAAATAGTCTGGCAATGTGTCATCATTCTTTTCTGGAGAATGACCAACTAAACCAGCCTCTTTGGATCCATAAGCAACAGAAGCTTTAACAGCATCTTTACCTACTTCACCTTTTTTGTGTGAATCTTGCCCACGTAGACCTTGTTTAGCCTTGATATTGGCATCAAAGGTACCTCTTGAGTCTTCACTCAAAAGAGCTTTAGCGGCATCTGATAGATTAAATTTTCCCATTTTGAAAATCTCCTTGATTTGGTATTGGATATTTATATTTAAAGTTTTTTCATGAAGTTTTCGAAGATTTCCAGACTGACGGCCTCAATTTCTTTACGGCTTGCCTTACGAACTTGCTGAACGGCTTGCGCTTGATCCACTTCTGTCCATACACCTTCAACTAACATCCACTCTTTACCTTCCATGATACCTTGAACGAAAGCTCCAGGTGCGGAAGGGTCTGCTACAATATCTGCCGCTGTGGCTAGATAAAAATCGGGTTGTACTACGTTAACACCATTCTTGTTAACTAATGAACCCATGCCTCTTGATGATACACCTAGTTGAGCACCACCCTCAATCAATTGACGAGCGATTGTTCCCATAGGAGTATCAAGAACTTTGGCCTTACCAATCCATTGTGTGCCATCTTCTTTCAAACCTTTAATAAGAATAGCAACACGGTCAAGATTGATAGATGGTGTTTCAGGATGTCCTAATTCACCAAAAGCACGATGCTTATTGATATACTCATTCGTATATCTAGCAACTTCATTTTTCAACGTTGCATATTCATACAAACGACCGTTACGGTTTTTCTTTTCCGCAACCAAAAATGGACCTTCAATATGAAGAACTTTTTTACCGTCAGCTTCTTCTACAAGGTAGTTGACGGTTTCGTAGATTTCTTTAATTAGTTTCATGGTTTGATACTATAGATTCCGTAGTTAAATGCGCCTGGATCATCGAACTGGCCACGTTGATAGTAAGCATTATCTTTACGGAACTCAGCAATGATTGTATAACCATCATTTGCGGACATACCGTGAGTTATAATACCAATGTTACCGTTAGAATTTGCAGTACCTTGTGAGTTATTTGGTATAGTAACCCAGTTACCGTTACCATCATATTCAGAACCACCTGTCATGTACATAAGTGTTTGTGGTACATCAGCGGTCCAAACCATCTGAACATTTCCTGTGCCTGATACATCATACCAGCAACGAAATAGTTGTAAACCATAATATGA